AACTTAAATAATGATGAATATAAGTGCTAATTACAAAGTTATTCCTTTATCTGGTACTATGGGTCCAGCTGAATTGGGAGATGGTGTTACGGCAAGTACAGTACACAGAGTTTATTGCATATCTGCAGGTAATGTTACAATAAATGCAGCTGGTGGAGGAACCTTCACTTTCACAGCAAGTGCCGCAAATCAATATGTTGATGTTGTTGTTGGTTCTTTAACAGTAAATGCTGGTACTTTCATAGGGTTTAAATCTAAATTTATTCCTAGCCAATTTGGACCATTTAATTAATTAAATTTCATAAAATGAGTTACGGACAATATTGTGAAATAATATCTGAAGATTGTTTGAGCGGAATGACTCAAGAGCAAATTTCTAGAATTTATAGAAGAATTCGAAGAAAGCTTGGTGAGCCAGTAATGGGTGTTGAGTTAGAAGATGAACAGTTAGAAGAATGTCTTTGTGAAGCCATTGAAGAATATTCTTCTTATATACATCAATGGGCTTTAGAAAACAGGCTTTCTCAAATGTTAGGTCTTCCAAATGATATTGATTTTACTTTAAAATTCGTTTCTCAAAATTTTGGATTTGAAAGAACTTTTTCGACAGCTTATGCTGAACAAGTTAATGGATTAGGTGGTGTTAATAGTACAAGAGAACTTAAATTAGATTCTATACCATTGACTGCTGGTACGCAAGATTATGTTATTCCAGCAAATAGAGAAATAAATGAAGTACTTTGGTTTACTCCTAACTTTATTAATTTATTTGGATTAGACCCATTTGCAAATTCAAATATTGCTTTTTCTGAATTTGGCGCTTCTTTTGCTGGTCACACACTTTATCATGTAATGCCAGTCTATGATACTATCCTTACTGCACAAGCTGCAGAATTAAGAAATAAAGTTAGAGGTTCTGAATATTCTTATAGAATAAGAGGTGGAGCTAATGGGACAAAAGTAATCTCTCTTTATCCAATACCAAGAAATAATACAAATACTGGTCTTGGTGCTTCTAATATGGGTATTGGTGGTGGTGCAGGAACTCCAGGCACAATGTTTTATTATTATTATGATAAGATTGGTATAGGTGGAAATGATTTGTACAGCGGTTTTACACAAAATCCTGGTTATACAGGTAGCACAAATCCTGTTGATGGACTCCCAAATCAAGGAAACGGTCTAGTTTCAGGTCCTTCAGATGCTATTTTATATAATTTAAGATATAATGAATTAAATGACCCAGCTAAAACTTGGGTTAAAAAATATGCTCAAGCATTAGCTAAAGAATTATTAGGGTTAGGTGTTAGAGGGAAATTTTCAGGTGAATTACCAATTCCAGATGCTACACTTACAATGAATCATGGTGATTTAATATCTAACGGTAGAGAAGACATGTCAAAATTAAAAGAAGAGTTAAGAGATTTATTAGATAGATTAAATTACAAAGCTCTTCTAGAAAATAATGCACTTATGCAAGAGTATGTTAACAAAACTCTTAGTTATGGTCCACTTCCTATTTATTTAGGATAATAACAATTTTATATGTCTGACAGAAATATAGGAAATAGCAATAGAGATAGAATGCTCAACAGGAATATGAAAAAGCCTGCTGAAGCAAAAGAATTGGACAATTCACAAAAGGGTATAAAGTTATTCTTTGGCGAGAAAGAAAGAAGATTTTTTCAAAACGCAGGTAGAGAAATAACTGAAGACATATTACAAGAATCTTTCATATTATATAGGATTGACTATAAAAGAACTAGAACTCACGATTTATATGGCGAGTCTAAAAAGAAAGCTTATTTAGACCCAGTAGAAGTTTTCGGAAGAATTAACGTAGAAGTTCAAGAGCCTCAATATATGACGCCTGGAGGCTTGATTAAAAAGGGCTACGGTAAAATAACCGCCAGTATGTATGTAACTCACTTGGATGAATTAGGTGTAGAAATTAGAATGGGTGACTTTATGTATCATAAAGGTAATTATTATGAAGTTACTGATGATGGAAGTTCAAATATAGATAACCAACATTCTTGGGGTGGGGATAAATTGTACTCAATAACAGTTAAAGGCGTCGAAGTTAACTCTGATGTATTTAATGCAAGATAAGCATTAACAAGAATAAACAATATACTTAACGTTATTATATTAATCCGCCGTATGTTGGTAAAATAATCTGAACAGTTAAAAAAATTTTATATAACGTCAATTTTAAAACCAACACTCTTTAAAATTGCAGACTCTTTTTTGCTATAAAAATATTTGCCTTTTTTTAATTGACCATATTCATATAGTTTTTCATATTCATTTTGCGTACAATTTTCTAAAACTTTCATATATTTCTTCTCTATTCTAAAAATACCCATCCCAGCCATCTTCTTTAATTGATTATAGCCAGTCATTTTTGTTTTATTAAACATTTCACCAATACTTTGACAACACAAATAAGATTCAAAGTTTATCCTTTCACTCGCAATTGACCTTTCTAGCCTTGTTTTTAAAACATCATTGTTAGCTAGTTTTTTGACTTGGTCTCTTTTCCGCATAAGCGAGTTGGACTTTCCTTTGATAGTATATTTTTGTTTATTGATGTTGTTTATTAAAACTTTAGAATATAATCTAGTTTTAATAACTTGTACACTTTCTGAATTATGAAAATATATAGAACCACATTTTTTGTTATGATTTATTCCATATATCTCTGAAATTTTTTCTATTGAAGAAAAAGTTATGTTTTTACCACCATCTTTATTTTTAATTATTTTAACAATTCCCATATCATTCATTTTATCTAAATGAAATTTGATTGAACTGGGAGATGTTCCTATAAGTTTTGCAGCTTTTCTTACTGAAAAATTATAAATGGTAGAATTTGTATATAGATATTTTAATTTAATAAAGTAAGAAAATGTTAGAATCTCTTCTTTTTCAATAATTTTTTTAATTAAACTATGAGTGATTCTTACTTTTTTCAAATTGAAAATTTTTTGCGAATATATGATTAATAAAATCAAAAATCAAATACTTATAAAAAAATATTTAATATTTATAATAAAGGATAAATTTTAAATTTAAATGTCTATTCAAAAAAATATCAATAAAAATCTAGACGACAGTTTTAAAAATACAAATTATTTACCTCAAAAATTACTTCTTGAAGATATTGATAGAGGTATGAGGGATTTTGTTGTTGATATAAATATTACAGTTGAAGACGCTGAAGGAAACGACTCAAGAGTACCAGTAATATTTTTAACACAAGAAAGATGGGCCGAATTTAAAATGAACTGGAAATTCTTAAAAGATGAAAGTGGAGAAGAAATAACAATGCCATTTATGACTTTAAGAAGAAAGGGCGTAAAAAAAGGAACAGCGCCAGTAAAAAGAACTATTCCAAAGAAATTAAAATTTACTTATGTAAAAGTTCCAACAACAGATGGTGTTTTGGGCGGTTATGAACTTTTTAAAATTCCTCAACCTACTTGGGTTGATGTTGAATATGAATTAAGATTTGTAACTCATTATATGCAGGATGTTAATATTTCTTATGAAAAAATGTTGGAAGAAGCATTTTCTGACGGTCAAGGTTATATGAAAATTAATGGATATAACATACCAGCTATTTTGGGAGACCCGAGTGAAGATAATACTGTTGATAATATAGATTCAGATAGATATTTTCAATTAGTTTATCCTTTAACTGTGTATTCTAGAATAGTAGACCCTAAGAAATTTGAGCGTGTTCAAACGATTACAAAAATTTCTATAGAAATTAGAGAGGATGAATGTTAGTTTTGATTTTTTTTATCCTATTTATTGAAAAACTATAAACAAATTAATAAAAAACAATAATCAGATGGCAACTATATTCGTATCGCCTGGTGTTTACACAAGAGAACAAGATTTCTCAGTTTTCGCATCAAGAGTAGGTTTAACTAAATTAGGACTTGTAGGTTTAACTGAAAAAGGTCCAGCTTTTGAACCAATCAAAGTAAGAAGTACAGATGAATTTCTTTTTAGATTTGGTGGAACAAATACTGAATTACAACTTCCTTATGTGGCAAATGCCTTTTTATCACAATCAAATGAATTAACTGTAACTAGAGTTCTTGGTAAAGAAGGTTTCGTTGATTCTAACGCTTGGCTAATTAAAGCTGAAGGTTCTGGCGATAAGAATGGGGCTGTAATTGCAGTACTAAGAAGTAAATCACCAGATGAAGGAACAAGCTTTTATGCTAACAATGAAACTGACATTCAAATAGGTGTAGTAACTGCTGGAGCTCCTTTGTCTAATTTTGTTTTAAGTGCAAGTACTGGTTCTTATTTCTCTGCTTATACTTTGAATGTTACATTAGATGAAAGCAAAGAAAGTTATATAGTAAATGTTTTAGGTAAAAACCCTAAGAAACTAGACGGAGATTATGGTATATATGTTGAATCTATATATCCTCACTTCTTGAGAGAAGCTGTTTCTAGAGGAGAAATTACTGGAATTACTGCTCAATTAGTTTATTCTAACGGTGACACATCATTTACAGAATATGCTAAAGATACAGAATATACAAATCCTTCAACACCTTGGATTGTTTCTAATGTTGTTGGTGGACAAGTAAGAGATTTGTTTAAGTTTCAATCAATTTCTGATGGTAATTCTGCCAACAGAGAAATAAAAATATCAATTACAAATATTGATACTATAACAAAAACTTTCGATGTATTAATTAGAGATTTTAACGATACTGATAGTTCTTCTTTCCAAACTGCACTTGAAAGATTTAGAGGCGTGTCAATGGACCCAACTCAAAGAAATTATATTGCAAGAGTAATTGGTACAACTGATGAAGAATATCCAAGACAATCTTTGTTTGTAACTATTGACATGGCTGAAGGGCATCCTTCAAATGTTGTTCCTGCTGGTTTTAAAGGATATTCTCAAAGACAGGCTGGATTAAGTGGTGAGACTGCTGCTCCATTCTATTATAAGACTAGTTATTTATCTGGAGATTCTGTAAATAAAGTTTTCTTAGGAATTTCTGAATTAGCATATACAGGCTTTACTTCAAATCAAGTTAATTACGCAAATACAATAAATACAGTAGAGGCTGACATGTTTAAGTATGTTGGTGGACTTGCTAGTGGAATCACAACAATAGATGGTTTCCACCTTGAATCTACTGCTCCTGTTGGCTATATAAAAGGTGATTATAATGCACTTAGTGGTTATACTAAAGCTGAAAGAAAATTCACTTTAGCTCCTGCAGGTGGTTTTGATGGATGGAATAAGTTTAGAACTCCAACTTTTACAGTTAATTCAAGAGATAATTCAAATAGAGAAGCATTTAAAGAAGCTGTTGACATTTATGTAAACCCTGAAGAAGTTGACATTAACTTATTTGCAACTCCTGGTATAAACTATTCAGAAAATGAGGAAATAGTTAAATATGCACTTGGAATAATAGAAGATAGAGCAGATACTCTTTACATCATTGATTCTCCAAGGCTCACTACTGACCAAGCAAAAGGAACTCCTGAAGAAGCAGTATTGAATATGCAAGATACAGGAATAGATTCTAGTTATGCAGCAACATATTGGCCTTGGGTTCAAATTGAAGACCAAACAAGTGGCAAATTTGTTTATATTGCTCCAACAGCAGAAGTTGTTAAATCAATTGCTTTAACTGATAATGTAGCATTCCCTTGGTTTGCGCCTGCAGGTATAAACAGAGGTACTGCTTCTGACATTGTTAGAAAAGCAGATATTAAGTTAAGTCAAGCACAAAGAGATACGTTATACGAAGGAAGAATTAATCCAATTGCAACATTTGTTCAAAACGGAGTTGTAATATATGGTCAAAAAACTCTTCAAGTTAGACAGTCTGCTCTTGATAGAATTAATGTTAGAAGATTACTGTTACAAATTAGAAGAATTGTTGCAGCTACTTCTCAGACATTATTGTTCGAACAAAACGACCAAACTTTAAGAGACCAGTTCTTATCTAAAGTTGAACCATTGTTGTTACAAATACAAAACCAAAGAGGTTTAAGTGGATTTAGAGTTGTAATGGATGAGTCTAATAACCCTGCAGAAGTTGTTGACAGAAATACATTAGTAGGTAAGATTCAATTGAAACCAACTAGAACTGCTGAATTTATAGACCTTACGTTCCAAGTACTTCCTACTGGTGCTAGGTTTGAGGATTTTTAATTTCTAATTATCAAATAAAATCAAAGGGATACAGAAATGTATCCCTTTTTTATTAAAGATTTATTTTTTAAAAAAAATAAAAAAAACAATAAAAATTTTTTTTGTTTCATATTTATAATAGAACATAAGAAACAATTAAAAAAAAATAGAGATGGCTGTAATGTTTAGACCAGTTCCAGTAGAACAGGAACCAAAAAGAAAAAATAGATTCGTACTTGAATTCCCTTCTGAATTAGGTATTGAATCATTCAATGTACAAACTTCTGGAAAACCTACAATAGAAATCGGTAGTACTGAAATCCAATATATGAATACTAGCACATTCGTTGCAGGAAGATATAAGTGGAGCACAATTGATATTGAATTTATTGATGTAATAGGACCTTCTACTACTCAAAAGGTTATGGAGTGGGTTAGACTTCATGCAGAATCTGCAACTGGTAGAATGGGTTATGCTGTTGGTTACAAAAAGAATTTAGTACTTAAGGCTTTAGACCCAGTTGGTGTTGAAGTTGAAAAGTGGACTTTAGTTGGATGCTTTATAACTAACGCTTCATTTGATAGTTATGATTATGGAGCAGATGATGTTTCTAGAGTAAAAATTACAGTACAGCCAGATAGATGTTTACTTAACGCATAAAATAATAATAAATATACAAAAAAAGGAGACTAATTTGATGCGGTCTCCTTTTTTTTTACTATTTATTTTTAGCTATAAATTTATTTTGCAAATGAGTTATTTAAGGTTATATAGAGATTTTTATTGTATAGAAATTGAAAATTTAAACGAAACATACATTCCAATAAATGTCTTTGATGTAAGCGCTAATGTTATAATCAGAAATACAAATCAAACAATAGAAAGTCCAAATGTAATTTTTGAAACTTTAGGTAAATATTATGTAGATTTAACGGCTGGACTATATAGTATTGATGAAACATATGAAATAAATTGGTTAGTTAAATATACAGCAGAAAGTCCATTAAAAAAATTAATAACAAGATTTAAATTAGTTCCTATAGTAGTTGGTCAAAATGTCGACATTAGATTAGAAACTAATGAAATAAGATTAGAAATTATAAGTTAATAAATTATGTCACAAGGTCAGAAACCATTTATAATAAAAAGAAATGATACAGCACCTGCTTTAATAGCAACTGTTTATGACAAAGGCTGTTTGGGTAACTGGGAAAGATTTAACCTTACTACAGTTACACAAATTAATTTTTCAATGATTGATGATTGTGGTGTATTAATTATTTCTTCTCAATCCGCTCAAACTATATCTGCTACCAGTGGAATTATACAATATAATTGGAAAGAAGGAGAAACTTCTATTTCTGGAAATTATGTTGGTGAATTTGAGCTTTTTTTTGCTGATGGAAAAAAAATGTCTTTACCAAGAGAGGGTGGTATAAGCATTAAGATAGAAGATGATATAAATGATATGTAAATAAATAATTGTGTCTGGACAGTATTTTTATAAGATAAATGATAATTTTTTACCAATTAGCGGTGGCACCGTTACTGGTGATAGCTACTTTAATGCTAGTTTATCTGCTAATACTTTTTACTCTGGTTCTACAAATCTTGAAGATATATTTTTAACTAGCACAGATATTTCTGGAACAACATTAACTGAAGGTAGTAACATTAATTTAGTACAAAATGGATTAAATTATAAAGTTTCAGTTCAAGATTCTCCCAGCTTTAATAATGTAAGTTTTTCAGGCGAAGCTTTTGGAGGAAATATATATGCAGATACAATAACTGGTGAAACTTATTATGTAAACAATAAAATAGAACCATTAAATGATAATTCGGTTGACATTGGAAGTTCTTCTAAAAGATTTAGAAATATAAACACTGTCAGTGGAGCATCAACATTTTGGACTGCATCAACTGAGGTTTATACACAAAATTTAAATCTTGGAAATGATTTACTTGGCAATTCAAGAATTATTACAGCAAATAATTCAGTTATTCAAGATGACACATTGTTTGGAGGAACATATTAAATTCAAATAAAAAAAAAATATATATTTATTAATAGTGATAAAAAATAAAAAATAAACAATAAAAAATGGCAACTAGAAGCACTACTCATGTATTAAAGAACTCGGATATAGTAAATAGACCGTTACCATCAGTCCTTATAAAAGGTGAACCTATTGTAAATACTGCAGATGGTATTGTTTTTTTCTCTGGTTTTACAACTTCAACATCTGAATGGACTGCAGCAGGAACTGGTTCTACAGCAAACTTTTTTGAAGTAGGTTCAAATCTTTATGATTTAAGATTAAGAAATCAAATAATCGAATATCAAGGTCAAAATGGTGGAGCATTAGTTGGTAAGTTCTTAAGTGGTACAACAAGTGGATTTGTTTTAGGTAATATTTCGGAAATACAAGGAGTTACAACAAGAGTTCAGCCTGGAGTAAATATATATACTGGAGGAACTGCTGATAACCCAACAGTTAATCTTACAGCATCTCCTTCAATTGATAACCTTACTTTTTCAGGTACTGCAACTGGTGGAAATGTTTTTGCAACAAACGTAAGTGGTGGAACTATTTATTCTGGTTCAACAAACTTATATGATATATTTGTTGACTCTGTAAATGCTGGTTCAAACACTACAATAGGAGGAACGGCTTCTAATCCAATAGTAAATTTAGTTGCATCACCTTCATTTAATAATATCACTTATTCAGGAGTTTCAACTGGTGGAAGTTCAATAGCGACAAATGTATCTGCAACAACAGCATTTTACTCAGCAGGAACGTCTCTTGAGACTATAATATATAACATTGCCAATTCTACAGAAAGTATTACAAGTGTACAGCCTGGAACAAATATAACAACTGGAGGTACTGCTACAAATCCAATTATAAATCTTACAGCATCACCTTCAGTTAACAATCTTACTTTTTCAGGTACTGCAACTGGTGGTAATATTTTTGCAACAAACGTAAGTGGTGGAACTATTTATTCTGGTTCAACAAACTTATATGACATATTTGTTGACTCTGTAAATGCTGGTTCAAATATTACAATAGGAGGAACGGCTTCTAATCCAATAGTTAACGTTTCTTCTTCGCCTACATTCTCTGGACTTGTATCTGCTACAGGATTTACAGATTCAAGTTTAACTCAAGGAAGAGTTGTTTATGTTGGAACAAGTGGTAGACTTGTTGATGAATCTGGATTTGAATACAATGATTCAACAAACTTATTAACAGTTGGAAATATAAATGTAACAAATGCTTCTGGAACAACTGCAACAATTGGACAAGGAGGTTTAGTTATTGGTAGTGGAGGCTCAATATCAACTCCAGGAATAGGAAATTTAGTTGTTCATGGTGATTTAACTGTTTTCGGTACGGCTACTACAGTTGCTACAAGTGAGCTTTACGTTGAAGACCCTCAAATTACATTAAATTATAATCCTACAGGTAGTAGCATTGTAACATCAGTAGCTTCTGGTATAAGAATTCAAGATGGTAGTGGATTGGTTGCATCTTCAGCAGTAACAAACACTGACGTTTATTTGACTGTTGCTCAAATGAATACATTCACTGGTGGTGATGCTTCTGAATATACTGGTTCTACTGGATATGTAAATAGAGCTTTCTTGACACAGTTAAATGATATAGTTATAAGAAATACTAATTTTAATAATGGTGCCCCAGATGGCGTTAGAGTTTTAGCTGAGTTTGATGTTTTAGACGGAGGAACTTATTAATATATTTAAATTTTATTTTAAAAAAAGGACGAAAATACGTCCTTTTTTTTATTAAATCATAAATAATGTTATAAAAAGACTAATAAGATTATTTACATTTTATTATTTTATAATATTTATCAAATAGGACTATATAGTCTTTTATATAAACAAATTATTATAAGTCATAAATATGACAAATAGAAATACTACATTCCTAGTAAAAAGGTCAAATGTACCTGGAAAGATACCGTCTCCTGGCGACTTAAAGCTTGGAGAATTGGCTTTAAATACAGCTGATGCAATATTATATGCATCTGGAACTACTGCAAACGATATTTTACCAATAGGATGGGATAGAATCAATAGAACTGGAGATACAGTTAATGGTGATTTTGTCTTTAATGGTAGTATAGATGTCAATTCTTTATCTGCATCTACAATCTATTCTGGTTCTACGAACCTTTATGACATATTTTTAACTTCTGGAGACTTATCTGGAACATCGGTATCAGCTGGCTCAAATATTATAGTTCAACAATCAGGTAATGACTATAAGGTTTCAGTTTCTGGCTCACCAATCTTTAATCAACTTACAACTTCGGGTCTTACAACTATAAATTCAAATTTTATAGTAACAGGAAATACAAATCTTGAGGCAATGTCTGCGTCAACAGTTTATGTTGAAGACTATATTCAATTTAATACTGGATATACACCAGGTGTTAGTACGGAAGGTAAGATGTATTGGGATGAACCAAATGGAACCATAAGTCTTGGTATGCATGGCTCTCAAGTATCGCAACAAATTGGTTTAGAATATTATTACTACGTAAAAAATCAAAGTGGAGCAACAATTGAAAATGGTCGTGTTGTAAGAGCAGCTGGAACGTTGGGGGCTTCTGGTAGAATTTTAGGTAAGTATATGATTGCAAATGGTACTATACCTGCTAAGTATACACTAGGTGTTGCCACTGAAGACATAATAAATGGAGATGATGGTTATGTAACTGAATTTGGATTAGTTAGAGGGATTGATACAACAGGTACTCCTTATGGTGAAACATGGAGTGAAGGTGATGTATTGTGGGTGTCTCCGACATTTGAGGGTGGATTAACCAATGTTGAGCCAAATTTCCCTAACTTGAAGATAGAAATGGCTATAGTAATTAGAGCTAATGCCAATGGTTCTATTTTCGTAAGACCACACAGATACCCGTCTACAAATGAAATTCAGGACATAATTTCTTCAGGTAGAACAAATAATTCCATTCTTCAGTATAATGCTTCGATTAGTGGATATACAAATACGACAACTCCGACTCTGACTTCAGTTAGCGCAACAACAATATCAGGAGGAACAATATACTCAGGCTCAACTGATTTATCGGCTATTTTTCAGCCGATAAACAAAAGTCCTTATAATACATTTATTTTAACAGCAGGAACAAGTTATAGTTTTTCGGGCACAGTAAATACTTTGTCGATAAATAAAACAGCTGGGTCAGCCACGCAAGTAAATTTACCTTCAAATCCTAATACAAATGACTTCTTTGTAGTTAAAGATAGAGCAGGTGTTTCATTTACGTATCCGATAACGATGTCAGGAGGAACAAAGACAATTGATGGAAACACATCATATGTTATAAAACTTAGAAATAATCCATCACTCACCTTCCTATATGACGGTGAAGAATATATAGTAATTTAATTTGAAATATTTATTAATATGAGCTTTACACTTAATAATGAAATAAGTTTTTCTGACAGTCCAAATATAGATGCATTTGGTAGGTTGAGAACTAGTAATCCACAAGCTTTATTTTCATTCAATCAAACGCTTACAAGTGGTGCTACTATTATGGAAACATATACAAGTGGTGGTACTGTAACTTTTAATTCAGGTGCATCTGAAACCCAATTCAACGTAACTGCAAATGGGCATAGAGTACTAAGGGAACAACATGGTTATAATATTTATCAGCCAGGCAAGTCTCAGTTAATATTTTTAACTGGAGTCTTTGGAACGCCGACAGCAAACGTTACAAAGAGAATGGGATATTACAATGACGAAAATGGTTTATTCTTTTCTCAAACTGGTGGTACTAACACTTTTGGCGTTGTCTTAAGGTCTGATACAAGCGGTTCGATAGTTGATACATTCATACCACAAAGTCAATGGAATTTAGACACATTAGATACTGGAAACACTTTAAACCCAAGCGGAATTCATTTGGATGTCACTAAGACAAATATTTTCTTAATAAATTTTCAATGGCTAGGAGTTGGTAGAGTTATTTTTGGTTTAGATATAGATGGAGTTATAATTCCTGTACATCAAATTTTAAATGCCAACAATAAAACTTCGGTTTATATGAGAACCCCAAATCTACCAGTTAGATATGAAGTAACTTCTCAAGGCGGAACTGATAATACATTTAAGCAAATATGCTCATCTGTTATTTCAGAGGGAGGACAAGAACAGTTTGGTTTTACAACAGCAGTTTCTAATGGATTAAATACAAGAACATTTGCTTCTGAACAAGCAGTTATATCTGTTAGGTTGTCTCAACTTTTTAAAGGTAGAACAAATAGAATTTCAATCATACCATTATCTATTGATTTGTTAACAACTACAACAACTGTAACGGCAGAATGGAAGCTGATATTACAAAGGGGTTTTGCTGGAGAAAATAATCTAGGTGGCTCTCCAACATGGAATGCTTGGACTGCGACGACTGAAGGAACTCTGTTAGAATATTCAACAAATGGTACAATTGTAACTGGAGGAACTGTTTTAGATAGTGGCTATGTATTCACAACAAATCAAGTTGGGTCTAAATCTACCAATTCAATAGTTAGGAGTAAAGATTTCTTATCATTAGACTTTTCAGGAACAACTTCAGATTGGTTACATTTAGTTGTAAGTCCAAGTGTAAGCTCATCTTGGTCAGGTAAAATTTCATTATTAGCACAATATTAATAAACAAAAATGGCTTTTAATTATTCATACAATAAACAAGTAGTTCCGAGTGATTTATTTAATTCGGTAGTTGATGGATTGTCAATTACACCAATGTATATTGACTATAATGCTCAAACATTTAATATAGATATTTGGTTTGAACAAGCATTAACTGCACCAGAAGAATCTATCTTAAATGATATTGTTGCAAATATAATATTTGTAGACAAATCTAATTATGCAACATTTGAAAATGTAACCTCTACAGAGGGTGACATTACTTCGTTAACAGCAAATACTATTGAAAGTAGTTTTTCGAACATTGGAGATTTAAGTGCGTCCACGATTTATTCGGGCAGCACTAACTTATATGATATTTTCCTAACATCAAGTGATGGAAATGATATAACAAGAGTTCAGCCAGGGACAAATATAACAACAGGTGGAACTGCAAATAATCCTACAATAAATCTTGTAGATTCTCCATCAGTAAATAATATTGCATTTTCAGGAACAGCAACAGGAGGTAATATTTTTGCAACTCAATTAAGTGGTGGAACTATTTATTCGGGAAGTACAAATTTATATTCGATATTTGCACCAATTGGTTCTTCGGAGGGTGTACAAAATGTTTTGCCTGGCTCAAATATAACAACAGGAGGAACGGCTACAAGCCCAACAATAAATCTTTCAGAATCACCATCAGTCAACAATCTTACTTTTTCAGGAACAGCAACGGGAGGTAATGCGTTTGCAACTCAATTAAGTGGTGGAACTATTTATTCTGGTTCAACAAATTTATATGATATATTTGTTGATTCAGTAAAATCGGGTTCAAACGTTACGATAGGCGGAACAAGTTCTAATCCGATAGTCAACATTACTGCATCACCTTCATTTAATAATTTGACATTATCAGGAACAGCAACAGGCGGTAATGTGTTTGCAACTCAATTAAGTGGTGGAACTATTTATTCAGGAAGCACTGATTTATATAATATTTTTCTAGGATTAAATGATGATTATGTTAAAAATGTTGTAAATGTTGGAAAAGGCGGGAATGTAGAATTTTCATCAATAAAAGATGCCGTCGATTCAATTACCGCAGCAACAACATCAAATCCATACGTGGTTAAGGTTGGTCCAGGCATGTACATTGAAGATACTATTACAATGAAAACAGGTATCTCGATTGTAGCAAATTCACTTGGAAGTGTTTTAGTTATACCGACAGTAAATACAAACACTATATTTGTTGGTGCAGATGCGTCATCAATTGTTAACTTAGTTTTGACAAACGCTAGCGGTTCAGGAGGAAAAGCTGTTTACCATAATGGAACTGGCGGAACTGGGTTTTTAATTAAAGATTGTAATTTTAACGATAATGAAACTCAAGTTCATTGTTATGCCACTTCGGCTTCTTCAATAGTCTATATAGATAGGTGTAGTGTAACTGGAAATAACGCTTATGGGTTTAAGATAGAGAATACTGGCACAACTTTATCTCAGGTGATATTCACTAATGGTACATACAAAGATACAACATTGCCTGTAACAACCGATTTCTTTACAGTATCAGGAACTGGTTCAACATGTACTATTACAAATTCTACATTTAGAATTGCTCAATCAACAGGTTCAACATTTTTAAAAGCTCAAGATAGTGCTGACGTTAGAATCATTGGTTCAGTTATTAGAGGTTTTGAGAATGGATTATATTCTTTATCAGGAAATGGTGCACCAAACATCATTTGTGATTCCTTAGGAATATCAGAATGTACAAATGATATTTTAATAGAGCATCCTGGAACGACAGGTTATTTTAATGGTATCTCAGAGTTTTCTAAAATCTCGATAAATAATGACGCTCCATTTTATTTAACAAATAATGATACTAAAATTATTAAAGTCGCCAAAAAAGGAGAAGACTTTACATCTATTGCAGATGCTGTTAATTTTATTACAGACGCATCAAGTACTAATAGATATTTAATTAGTGTTGGGGCTGGAATTTTTTATGAGGATGAAATAGATTTAACAAATAAGCCGTTCATTAGTGTCGTCGGTGCAAGCATTCAATCGACTTTAGTAATTCCAAATACAGGTACTCAGCACTTGTTTAAGATGGGTAATAATTGTGAGATTTCATTTATGTCACTTAGTGGCGTCGGCAATGGTTATTCAGCTGTATATGTATATGACATTGGAGATTTTGCACAAGCTCACAAAATCTCTATTATAGATTGTGATACAAATGTTCACGTAGAGTCTGTAACTCAAGATACAATATTCTATGGGGAATATATGGATTTTAATGGTAATTATAGTTATGGAGCAAAAGCAGTTGCAAACAATAATTATCAAGCTTTCATTAATTTAGAAAACTACTATATTTTCCCTTCTGGTGACGGAGTTCAAGTTGGTAACTTTGCGACAGGAAGTGGTGCAACTTTCAATATCCTATCTTCTTCTATGGCAGGAATGGGAAACACAGGAGAAACTGCTATTCATATAGAGGATGGAGCTTCATTAGATTGTACTTCTGTTGATATAGACTCATTCTATTATGGAATTAGAAATGCGAATGTAGGAAGTGATTGCTCATTTGACTTAGATGCTATTAGTATTACAAATTCTGGTCTTTATGATATTTCTATTGAAAATTCAACAACTACTGGAACTATACTTGGTTCAGCATCACATACTCAAATTTTTAACGCTAGTAATTCTGTTTCTTGGCTTATATTAGATAGTACTGATGGAGAGTTAGATATCACCAATCAATTATCTGTAACATTTACAGATGGTACACATACAGACTTATCAACAATATTGATAAAGGGTGCTACTATGGGGATTATCGAAGGTGGTGTTATAACAGAAGTGAGTGGATTAACTATTAATATAAGCACAGGTTTTGGGTATTTAGAAAAAGCTCCTAATACTAAGATATTGAAAAGAATTGATTGGGACTCTCAGGATTTGGTCTTACCAAGCAATTCTAATCTTTACATTTATTTCAATGAAAACGGAGTTTTATCTACATCTGGTTCTAGACCGAATTCGATAAATAATATAATTTTAGGCAGAGTTGTAACAAATTCATCTATTGAGATTATTGATTTGTCTCCATTGAATGCAGAACATACTTCAAATAGATATTCTGATTTATTTACAGAAGCTATCGGACCTATATATGCAGATGGTTCTATCGTTACAGAAAACACGACGCCTTTCCACCTAGATGCATCATCGGGTAAATATTACTATTCAACAAACGAGTTTAAGCCTACAGGAGGTACTGATATAACTTTTGTTCAATATAACAGAACTGGATTAACTGGTTGGACATCTTCAGCAACTACTGTTGTTACGAATTCACTATATGATAATAATGGTTCGCTATCTGCCTTATCATCATCTTATTATACAAAACACACATTTTATTTGATTGGAGATAGTATTTATGAGCAATATTTATTAGTTTTAGGTCAAAATCAATATGCAACACTTCTTGAAACAGAGGATGCGTTATTACCTACTCCACCAACCTATTTTTCAGATTCATTAGTGCAGATTGCGAATATATATGTTCAAGAGGGTGCTACTGGAATTACGCAAGTTGAAGATATTAGACCTATTATCGGATTTAAAGCGGGAGGCGTAAATGCTTCCTCAACACATGGTAACTTACTTGGTCTATCTGCTGACGACCATACTCAATACTTGCTTGTTGATGGTGGTAGAGCTATGTCTGGAAATCTAGATATGGACTCAAACAACATAGTGAATGCAGGTACAATAAATGGTGTTTCAGCTCAAACACACTCTACAAGACACTTACCTAATGGAGCAGACCCTTTAAATACAGCAGCGCCTATAAGTATTTCAGATTCAAACTCAGAAGGTATTGCAAATTCATTTGCTAGGTCAGACCACCAACATGCTCATGGAGTTCATAGTGGCGGAACAACCCACTCAGTTGCAGATTCTACAACGGCAGGATTTATGTCTTCTACTGACAAGAACTACTTGGATTCATTACCAAGTCAGTTGAATACTAAATCTAGCTTGTCAGGAGCTACATTTACAGGGGCAGTTAATGCAACATCACTAAGCGCTACAACACTAAGTGGCGGAACTATACTTTCGGGCTCAACTAATCTTTATTCAATATTTGCGCCTATTGGCACTATTGGGAGTGGTGGTGTGCAAAGTGTGCGACCAGGCTCGAATATAACGACTGGTGGAACTGCAGAAAGTCCGATAATAAATATTGTAGATTCACCTTCATTTAATGGTTTAAATGCTTCTGGGAATACAATTTTAAACGCAACAACAGCAATAACTCAATATGTAGAAAGCTATTTAAATATAGGAAATGCGAACCCTGAAACTACAGCAACATTGCATGTGACTTCTTTATCTGCTCAAAATCAAACTACTGATTTTGAACAATTCGGGTTTGGTTCTAATTTTAGGATTAGAAGAACGAATGGTAGCCCTTCTTCTAAGTCAACATTGTTGAGTGGTGACGTAATAGGTAATTTAAATTTTGCTGGTTATGATGGGGTTTCAAATTCAGCCTCTCAGTCACGCATAAGAGTTTTAACAACTGAAGATTGGTCTCCTACAAATCGTGGGACAAAAATGGAGTTTTCAGTAACTCCAATTGGTTCTATAGATAATACAACTTGTTTAATTTTAAATTCTGATTGTAGTGCTGTTTTTTCAGATGGTTTATCTGCTAAGACAATTTCTGCAACAACAATATTTTCAGGCTCAACAAATTTATATTCAATATTTGCTCCTATTGGTACTATTGGTGGAGGTGGCGTTAAGAGTGTTCGACCAGGTTCAAATATAACAACAGGAGGGACTGCGGAGAACCCAATAATAAATCTTGTAGATTCACCTTCGGTTAATAATTTGAATATTTCTGGGCTAACGACTTCAACAGATGGAGCAACATTTGTATCCCTTTCAGGAACAAATATATTTTCAGGAAGTACAAATTTAAATGTTTATTTTGATAGCATTAATGCAAGGCTTGAAACAGAGGCTAATTTATCTGGCGCAACATTTACAGGAACAGTTAATGCTCCAACATTAAGTGCGACTACATTCAGCGCCTCAAGTGCTACAGTTTTAAGTTCATTAAGATTCCCTGTATCACCTGTTTCTGGGTATATTTTAACATCAGATGCAAATGGTAATGCAGCTTGGCAGGCAAGTCCTGTTGGAACAGGTGCAACGAAGGTAGATTTACAAGGTGTGTCAACTGGTTCAACCGCAACAGCGACATCGGCATTTGTAGACGTTCCAGGCATGACGTTTACAACAAAAAACCTTGGTAGTTCGGCAACAACATATGTAGCAAGATTTAATGCTCAAATAAGTAATAATAACAATGCAGGTTCTTCTACATTTGCTATATTAAGAAATAATGTTGTACAACCAAGCTCAGTAAGGACAGTATCAAATTCTGGTGCTGCCATGACCAACTCAAACAGAAGTATATCAACATCTGCAACTATTACAGGTGTCACAAATGGTGATGTAATTAAAGTGCAGTTTAGTGCAGCAACTGGTACTGTAACTGTTACAAACAGAGGTTTTGATATTTTTGGAATTTTAAATGTTAATTTAGTTTAATTATGAATACTTACAATTATATTATAAATCAATATAACACAGAACAGATACTTGATGAGGTAAAATCTTTATTAGGAAAGAAACTTTATGCTTCTTATGATGGAGAGGTTGTTGATGGTGGAATAAGTGTTAATGATAAAGATGTATCATTAATATTTTTTAGTCCATTAAACGCTCAACAAGAGCAAGAATTAAATAATTATATTGCAAACTATAATTATAATTCAAATTATAATAATCTTTTACATTTCAAAATTAATGATTCTTTTGATTCTCCTGCAAATTTAGATTATGATATATATGGATTACACAAAAAGAGAACTATTACTTTCGGTGAATTAAGAAGAACGGATTATTATAGGAACTATAATACAAATTCTCAAGTTTATTCAGATTTAGTTGTTGAAGAACTTAGAGATTATACAAGAGATGTAAATGGATTAGTTCAGTTTAGAACTCAAACAACAAATTGGTTTTTGAAGAATGGAGATGTCGGAGCAACAAAAGTAACAACAAAATATTACACACTCCCAGAGGCTATTCATGAAGGCGTTGAAAGAAGGAGTAATGTTATTGCACAAGCAAAAGCATATACTCTTGCTAATATAGGACAGCTATATTCATTTGATTTACTTACAGGTATAAAAAATGAGATACAATTATTTTTAGATGGATATACTCAACCTCTTAGAGATGCTGTTAGCGCAAACACAAAACCATATTTAACTACGCAAGTAAAAGAAGGAATAATTGAAAATTTAAGAATGAGTTAATATGTATACGAAAGAAGAACAAAATGCTGTAAATGAAATAAAAACAATATTGGAAAATTATGAAAAATTTCAAGGTAAAGTTTCATATCTTATAGAAGATAGTGAGAGAAAGATTTTATTTTGTAATAAATCATTTTGCAATATGATAGGATTTGATGGTGAACCTGAAAATCTTATTGGTTATAACTGTGAAAAAGCAGCGGAAGACAACAAGAGCTTGTATATAAATTCTGAAAAGTTTGTGGAAGACATAAATGATATTTTTAAAGATAAAACAAAAAAACAAACTCACTTAATTGAAATGGTGAACGGTAAAAAATACAAAAGAGATTATGTTCCACTTTTTTTTCAAGATAATTATATAGGACACTCGTGGCAATATTATGAAATTTAAATGTTAAAATTATGAAAGAATTACTTCAAGGATTATGGGCTTTTATGTGGGCTGTTTTAGTAAGTTTTTTAATGTTTACTATAGGAACTCTTTATTCTATTTTGTATGCTTTTTATTTGATGGTTACACTAAAGAGGTGGTATGCACCATTTCAGTTTGCTTGGAAATTGATTGATGGTGCTTGTTTGGCAATTGGTCACATTCTTTTTGAGGCGGCCTATGGATTAGATATGGGCTGGAATGTGAATGGTGAAATATTAGAGGATATGGTAACTGTTAAAGAAAATACGACGTTTTCAGAAAGAGACTTATCTGTTTCTGCAAGTGTTGGAAAATTAGAAATTGATGGAGATTTAAATGCGTTTGGCAAGAAGTTTAGTAAGCTTTTAAATTTCTTTTTTGGACAAAAACAACACGCTATTGATGCTTGGAATTATACACAAGCCAGAAAAGAGCTGAGAGAGAAGTATTTTGAAAAAGTAAAGAGAATAAAAAAATAAAATTGTAAGAAATGAATATAAAAACAGGTCAAACAGTATATGAATTAGTTAGGTCATTTGATATAAATACTAATTCCCCAGTGGTCCCAGCAAACTTTACTAATACAATATATACAGATGGTTTGATTAATACTGGAGTGACAATAAATGTTGTTTTGTCTAATTCAAACCAAGGAATTTATACAATGTATTGGTCAGCCTCTACTTTTGGAATATATCAACTACATGTAGAAAATAATACAACAGAAGTAATATATATATCAGATATATACAATGTAACATCAAATGTAACAACGACTGTTTATGTTGGTATATAAAGATATGTTTACTTTTTTAAGCTATAATTTATATTTATTTTATGAATTTAAATTTTCTTCCAAATAGAAGTGAAGTCTTTAGGAAAAGAAAGTTTTTATCTGAAAAATTAGATAAAAATGCAGATTCTATGTGGGAAGGGTTTTTTATTCTGGACTTTAAACCTTATTCAAAGAAAAATAAAACAGAACTTTTGGTATCATCAATAAACAATTCTTTTCCAATAGACTTGTTGAATTGGGGTGATAAAGAATATTGTTCTTTTGAAATTAAGATAATAGACAATGTTGGTGAAACAAATGGAAAAGAGTTTATAGAATGGATAGAATCTTTTTATGATTACAAAAACAAGTATTACAGATTTAATATTTATGATTTAGACGCAAAAGATTTGGACTTATATGTAATAAATAAAAAGATGGAAAAATTAGTAAAGTTTAATTTAACATCTACAGTAATAAAGTCTCCAATATTTTTTGAATCAAAAAAATCTGATTATTATAATCCTCAAATTATATTGACTCTTTGTACAAAACAATCTGTTGTTGTAAATAAAATACAGTTTTAAATATTGTTTTTATTAATTAAAAGTTTTATTTTTGATTAAAACAATATTATGTCACCTTGTTCTCTTCCAATTTTTACATTAGAAAAATCTAAAAGAATAGAAAGTAAAAAGTTTTTAAAAAAAGTATTAATTGAAAAAAAAAATAATTTTTTTTATGAAGACTTTTCTTTTTTTAAAACGGAAAATTTTGAATCAATTTGTTTTTTAGATGAAATGCCATCGCTTGAGCTTGATTATGAAGCCATTTATGGCAATAGAATGGTTGGAAGAACAAAGTGTAGGGATATAACTTTATACTTTCATAACTCAAATAAAAATAATTTTTATATTACAAATATAGTTAATGGTGTGATTGACAACTATATGTTTAATCATAAATTTAATTTTAAAATAGATTGCTATTCAAAACAATTTAAAATAAGTTCTATAAAAATTTATGGAGCTTTAATTAATAGTTATTCAATTGGCGATTTTTCTATAAATAATAAAAACTTTGACGAAGAAATGCTGCAAGCAAGTTTTTCTATTGATTCATTTACTATAGATTTTTCATAATCCTTTTTTTTAATTTTAATCATATTTATAAAGATACAATGTTATCTTTATGAATAACGATTTAATTCAAGAATATATAAATTGCGCACAAGACCCAGTTTATTTTGCTAATAACTATGGATATGTTTTTGATATGAAAAAACAACAAGTATCAAAAATGAGTTGTTTTCCTTATCAAGAAGATTGTTTAAGAACTTTTAATGATAATCAAAATTCTATAGTATTAAAATCAAGACAAATGGGTTTATCAGTCATTTCTGCAATGTATGTTGCTTGGAGGCTTGTTTTTTGTTTTGATGAAAGAATTTTAGTTGTTGCCGATAATGGAAATGGAGCTGTAAGATTCTTAAATACTGTAAGGCAAGTTTTGGATAAATTGCCAGATTGGATGTTGCCAGATGAAAGACTTATAAATAATACAAAACAAATTTCTTTTTCTAATGGTTCTTGGGTAAAGGCTGTTGCAAGTAGCAAACAGGCAGGTCGTGGAGAATCTTTGACTTGCTTAATACTTGATGAGACTGCATTTATTGAACATGCACAAGATATTTGGATGGGTGCTGGATTAGCTTTGGCCGCAACTCAAGGTAAATGTATTATGATTTCAACACCAAAAGGTACTGGTAATTTATATCACCAGACATGGGTTCAAGCAAGTAAGGGTCACGGAAGTTTTGTGCCAATAAAATTACACTGGTCTATACATCCAATTTTATCTGAAGGATTAGAACATAGAAAAGATGTAGATGGAAAAGAATATCCTTGGAGTCCTTGGTATGGTAAGGAATGTGATAGATTACACCACGATAAAGTTAAAATATCTCAAGAATTAGACTTATCTTTTGAAGGCTCTAGTGCTGTTGTTATTGATAATTCAATAATAATGAAATACAGAAGGGATATTGGCGATAAAAAACCAATATGTTATTTTGACTTTAAAAAAGATGGTGGAAGTTTTGTTGATTATGAAACAACTTTTCATATATGGCAAATGCCAAAAGAAGATGGAAACTACATAATAGGAGGAGACGTTGGTCGTGGAGATAGTAAAGACTACTCTACATTACAAATAATTGATGCAGACTCTTTAGAACAAGTTGGGGAATATCAAGGAAAAATAGTTCCAGATACATTTGCTGAACTTATATATATAATCGGATTAAAATATAATACTGCATTTTTAGCTATAGAATGTAACAGCTTTGGTTTAGCTACTACATTAATGTTAAAAAATCAATTAAAATATCCTAATGATAGGATGTATATTTCTAAGTCTGCAGTAAAACTTTTCAATAGGTCTCATAATTATGTAGTAGAAAAAGACACAGATGTGCCAGGATTTCAGACAACAGTTAAAACTAGACCGCTTTTAGTTAGTGCTATAGTTAAATATATGCGTGATATGCAGATTAAAATTAATTCTGACAGATTACTTATGGAGTTTGAAACATTTATTTACAATGGCGACAAAGTAGAGCATGCACCAGGATTTAATGATGACCTTATTTTTGCATTTGCAATCGCTCTTTTGATTAGAGATACTGAATTTGAATCTGTATTTTGGAATAAACAAAAAACTATGCAAATGTTAGATTTGATTAGTCATAGTAAAAATGACATTAATTCATTAGGTTTAGATGGCAAAGACAAAGAATCTTGGGAAGATGATGATGACTGGAATGATACTAATTGGTTATTTGGTCCAATAAAAGGATAATCTATTTACTTTTTTTTAAAAAAAACTATAATATGGTTTATGGAGAACCTGTATGAAACATATTATAAAAATAATTTTTATCTTCCTGTTCTAAATTATTTGCCATTAGAAAAAGAAATTTCGAAGATTAGAGATTATCAATTAGATTTATTGAGAATTTTTCATAAATATAATAATGTTTCTGTTGTAAAGACAAGACAAATAGGTGCATCAACTATTTTAGCTTACTATATTTCTTGTTTGATTTTATTAAATGATAGTTGTGAATATAAAAAAATTGTAATATTTACTCCAAACAAAGAGCTTTTTATGAATAAACTTTCTTATTTTTTGAGAAATAAAGAAGTTGAAGCCGCATATTATAACAAACACCGTTTAATTTATAATAATGTTGAAGTACATATAGTTAATCATATAGACCAACTTAGAGGTAATAACCCAGATATTTTTATAGCAGAAGAAATTACAGGTTTAGAAGAGGATAAATGTAACTTAATTCTTAGATGTTCACTATTTTTTAAAAAAAGCATAATTGTTTCTTCTCTTGGCGGAAAAAGTGATAAAATCTTTAAAAAATGGCATTCAAATATAGTGAGCAAAACAAAAACATTTAAAAAAAGAATAATTTTAGAAAAAAAGAACAACATACTAAATGATGATTATATGTATTTTAATGCTTCATTTAATTAAAAAAAGCTCTTATGGGCTTTAGAAAAAGAAAATTTATATATTTATTAAAAAAGAAAATATGTCAGAAGAAAGTGTATTTATATCATTATTAGATAGATTAAAAAGAGGAAGGACTTCCAGAACATTACCAAGTGAAAGAGGTGTTTTAACAGGAAATGTTGCAGCACCAACATCTAATACTATGCAGCAAAAGCAACAAGACTTTTTAGATGTTCAATCTCAAAAAATAGCTCAAGATATATACTCAAGAAGTAATTATTATGACACTGATAGGCTTGGTGCATATAACGATTTTAGAGCCATGGATATGTCGCCAGAAGTTTCTGCTGCACTTGATATTATTACTGATGAGTGTGTCACAAGAAATGAGAGAGGAGAAATACTTTCTATATACTCTGATAATCAAAGAATAAAAACTGTTTTAAAAGACCTTTTTAAAAACAGGTTAAATATGGAATATAATTTAACTTTTTTAATTAGGGAAATGATAAAGTTTGGTGATACTTTCTGGAAACTTGAAATAGACCAAAATGAAGGAATCTATGATTCTAGAGCTTTACCAGTTGCAGAGATTCACAGAGAAGAAGCGTTTGATGGAAATGTAAATTCATCAAGATTTAAGTGGGACGTAAACGGTATGTATTTTGAAGAATTTCAAATTGCACATTTTAGATTAGTTTCTGATGGAACTAAATTGCCTTATGGTAGAAGTGTTTTAGACCCAGCAAGAAAGCTTTGGAAGCAATTACAGTTAGCAGAAGATGCTATGCTTGTTTATAGAATAATAAGAGCTCCTGAAAGAAGAGTTCATTATATAGAAGTAGGAAATCTTGAAGCTGGCGATGTTCATCAATATGTTGAGAGAATAAAAAGAGAATTAAAGAAGTCTTCTATTGTTGACCAAAAAAGTGGTCAAATGAATTTGAAATATAATCCAATGACAATGGAAGAAGATTATTTCATTCCTATTAGGGGTGATAAGTCTTCAAGAATAGAAACACTTCCTGGCGCTTCTAACCTTGGAGAAATTCAAGATGTCGAGTATTTGCAAAATAAATTATTTGCTGCATTAAAGGTTCCTAAACCATATTTGAATTATGCAGAATCAATGCCAGGAGGTTCAGCTTTATCTCAAGCAGATTTAAGATTTAGTAGAACCATAAATAGAATTCAAGAAAATGTAGTTATAGAATTGAGAAGAATTGCCAACATTCATCTTTTCCTTTTAGGATTTGAGGATGATATGGACAATTTTGACTTAAAATTAACCAATCCTTCTACTCAGCAAGAATTGTTAAAGCTGGAAACAATGAAGGCAAGACTTGAGGTTTTTAAGGAAATTTATACTGGCGAAGCAACTTCTCCAGTTTCTTATACTTGGGCCATGGAATATATTATGGGATTCTCAAAGTCTGAAATTAAACAAATATTAAGACAGAAAAAAGTTGAAAAGAAAATGTTTTCTGAAATTGATATGGCTGCTGAAGAATATATGGAGACTGGTTTATTTGCTGATATTGATAGCAAATTTAAAGTTTCTTCAGGTCCAGCTGGAGAAGTTCAGGCTGGAGAAGCTATGCCTGGTGCATCTCCAGAAGCTGCTGCAGGAGGTCTTCCTGGCGCAGAAGACTTTGGTGGTGGAGCTGAAATGGGTGGAGGGCTAGAAGAGCCAGCTGCTGCTCCTGAAGCTGGAGGAGGAGAACCTACAGAATTAGCAGAATCAATTCTTTTTGAAGAAGTTAATGTAAATAAAAAAGATAATTTAATAATTAAAGAACAAAGTGATGAAGAGCTTTTTGATAAAATTGAATTGAAAAACAAAAATTTAAATACAAAAACAAAAAGAATAATAGATGTAATAACAGATAGATTGAATAAAATAAATGAAGAAACTGGTTTGGATGAAAACGGTAATGATTTATTAAATAATGGAACAAATTAATATTTAAAATATGAGTTACGAAAATTTAAGAAAACAAATAACAGAAAAAAGATTAGGCAAATCTAAAATAGAACAAAACAATATAGAAGAAGATGAACACGGTATAGATGAGAAGTGGCAAAAAATTAAGCGACTTATAGATAAGACTGAGCCTAGATTGTATAAATTTATGTTTAAAGAAACTCATGACGCTTCTATTGATGCAAGAAATAATTTAAATGAAATAAGAAAGCTTTGCGTAGAGCTTAGAGATAGTATATTAAAGCAAAGACAAGATAATGAAAGCAAATATTAATTAAACATTTTTAAATTGCTCTGATATAATATTTCTAATTGTTTTTCTTAATTTTTGTTCTTGTAAATTAAAAAACTTTTCCTTTTGTTTTTCATAATAAGATAGTGCTGGCTTTGAAAAATTTTCAAGTTGTTCTTTAGTAAAATCGTTTGCGCCATTTGAAAAAATAACAGTATCTATTAAATTTTTTAAATTTTGTAGTTTTAAATATTTAATTTCATGTGGATACATATCAGAAGTTTTAATCAACTTTTTATTGGCATAATATCTTTTTTCATCATCAGAAAGTTTATCAAACCTATCTTTATTTAAAAAGTACCCAGATAAAACATTTACAGCCATCAAAACGTTTTTCCTCCATTCTTTATCCATGGAATCAAACAGCTCTTGTGTAAACCAACTCCTGTTCATGTTATAGCTATACAATTCTTTTTGAGTTTCATCAGATTGTTTCCATTCTTCTGGTGTTATCCAAGCTAGCTTTTGAAATCTTTTGTTTGTATATTTTTCAAGCTGTTTTTTATTAAGAAATTGAACTTCTTTTCTTGATAAATTTATATCAAAATTAATTAATTTATCTAAAAGCTCTTCTCTTTCTTTTTTTGAAAGAGAATCAATTTCATTTCTTTTATGTAATAGAGTTATATCCATATTTAATATATTATAAATATTCATTAATTTTGATTATTTGTTGCTTTTTGCTTATATTTGTAAATTGAAATAAAAAAAAATATGTTTATAGTATTTGATACAGAAACTACAGGCCTACCAGAAGATTTTAGCGCACCAATAACTGACTTTGATAATTGGCCAAGAATAGTTCAATTAGCATGGAAAGTTTATGATGTAAATGGAAATGTTATAAGTACTTACAATAGAATTGTTAAGCCAGAAGGCTTTACCATACCGCCAGAGTCAATAAAGGTTCACAGAATTACAAATGAAAGGGCAAACTCAGAAGGATTACCTTTACTTGAAGTGTTAAACGAGTTTGTTCAATGTATTAAAGAATCAAAATTTTTAGTGGCTCACAATATTAGTTTTGATAATAAAATTACTGGTTGTGAGTTTTTGCGAATGGGAATGCATAATTATATGAATGATATAATTCATGTTTGTACTATGAATTCAACAATTGATTATTGCAGAATACAAGGAGGTATGGGCTTAAAGCCGCCAACCTTAACAGAACTTCATAGTAAACTTTTCGGAAAAGGATTTGAAGATGCTCACGATGCATTAATTGACGTAGAGGCATTGGCTAAATGTTTTTTTAAATTAAAAGAAATAGGTGTTTTAGGTTTTGACGAAAATTGTATTCAATATTTAGATTCAAAATTTAGTGAGAAAAATATTTATGATAAATGGTCACAAAAAAATGGAGAACCAATAAGTCCAGTTAAATTGGTAAACTTTGGGGTTCATACATATAACTCTATATTAGAAGGTGCCGCATCGGCTAGTGATTACATAAAAAAAGCAAAAGAATTTAATCATGATACTATCGTTTTAACAGATAAAGGAAATATGTCTGGCTCTTTTGCTTTTTATCAAAAGTGTAAAAATGAAAAGATAAAACCAGTAATTGGTTGCGAGTTTTATTTGAATGATAGCATAGGAGGTGAATATGAAGAAAAAATACAAGACACAAATGTATTACAGAAAATAATAGTAAAAAACAAAGATGGATATGTAAATATTAACAGATTAAATTACCTATCTTTTACAGAAGGTTATTATAGAGTTCCAAGAATCAAAACTGATTGGGTTTCAGAAAATAAAGAAGGTTTAATTTTAACAACATCCTCTAAAGGTGGAATGGTTTCAAAATATGTTCAAAGAGGAAAATATGATTTGGCTGAAAATTACATAAAAAAAATGATTGAAATTTTCGGAAAACAATCATATATAGCTGAAATATCATTAGAAGACAATCAAATACAGAGACAATATAACAAGTTTATTATCAACATGGCATCAAAATATGGAATGGCATTAATTGTTGCCAATGATGTATATTATGCCAAAGAAGAAGATTCTGTTCTTCAAGATGTTTTGAGTTCTATCGACCAAAAGAAGTCTATAAAAAAATCTAGAACAAAAGAAAATAGAAATATGAATTATGTTTCTGAGGACATTTTGTTAAACATGAATAAAGAGTTTGGCTACAATTATGATGAAAACTTTTTGAAAATGTGCATGATTACATCTAATAGAGTAGCTTCTATTTGTGATTTTGAATTTGAAGTTGATATAGAAAAATACCCAGAATATAAACCTACTCAAGATGTAATTGAATATTTTGGAACAGATGATACTGAAGAAATAATAAAAAAATTATCTCATGCTAAATTAAATCAAAAATTAAAAATTTACGAAAAACAAGGTCCAATAGCAATAGATGAAGAAAAAGTAAAAGAGTATAGAAATAGACTTGATTATGAGATAGAAGTAATTAAGGAGAAGAAAATGGTTGATTACTTTTTAGTTGTATGGGAGCTTATTAGATATTGTGGAGAAAATAATATCGAAGTTGGTCCTGGGAGAGGTTCTGCGGCTGGCTCTTTATTATCTTGGTGTTTAGATATAACAAAAATAGACCCATTAAGGTTTAAGTTGTATTTTGAAAGATTTTTGAACCCGACAAGAAAGGGTCCACCAGATATTGATATTGACTTTGAAACTGGTTCAGACGTTAAAACAGATGAGTTTCTTTATAAAAAATATGGCAAAGAATGCGTATTCCCAGTTATTACATTTTCAACTTTTAACGAAAAAGGATGTTTAAAAGATGTTTCTAAGGCTTTTGGTCAAGATGGAGGCTTTGAATCTGATGTTTTTGCTGTTACGAAAGAAATGCCTAAAATGTTCATGAAATATGACGGCGGACTGAAAGAGTGGATTGAGGACTGGAAATATAATCAAGAAGCTTCTGAAAGAGTTAAAGACTGGTTAAATGACTCTAAAAATAAAAAAATTATAGATACAACTTTAACTCTACAAGGTCAAATAAGGAATTTAGGTAAACATGCTGCTGGAATAGTTATTACTCCTGGTCCAGTTTGGGACTATATGCCAATTAATGTAGTTAAGGGAGTTAGAGTATCTGGCTTTCAAGAATCTGGTAGTGGAAAGGATTTATCAACATTAGGAATTCTTAAATTAGATAGACTTAATTTAACAACATTAAACATATTAAAAGAATCTATAAGACTTGTAAAAGAGAGAAAAGGTATTGACATTACTGAACAGGTAAAATATGTTGATTTAGATAATAAAGAATTGTTTGAAGAATTAAGACTAGGAAACAATCAAGGTATATTTCAGTTTGAATCTGATGGTATGTCTAAATTAATTAAAGACATGCACATAGAAAGTTTTGAAGAAATGGTTGCCGCAAATGCATTATATAGACCAGGGCCAATGGGTGTTGGGGCTCACGAAGAATATATAAGAAATAAAAAAGACCCAGAATCCATAAATCCAGTACACCCATCTCTTGAGCCTTTATTGAGAGAAACAAATGGTGTTCTTATTTTTCAAGAGCAACTTATGTTTATAGCTCATGAATTGGCAGGAATGAGCTTAGGTGAAGGTGACAATTTGAGAAAAGTTATGGATAAGGCTTCTAAAATAATTAAAAAAAGTTTATCAGGGGAAGAATTAGAAGATAAAGAAATAAATGACAAAAGTTACAAAGAATATTCAAAGCTTTGGCAACAATTTAAGGAGGGTTGTAAAAAGAATGGCTTAGATGAAAATGCCATAAAGGATATAGAGGAATGGTTAATTAAGTATTTGGGATATTCTTTTAATAGAAGTCACAGTGTTAGTTATTCGTATGTTGCCATGCAAACTCTTTTTATGAAGAAATATTATCCTGCTGAATTTTATACTGCTTTATTGAATCACGCAAAAGATGACGAACAGTGGTTATCAGCAGCTATAATGGCTGCTTTTACAAAAGGCATAAAGATATTGCCACCAAGTAGAAAATCTAAGTGGGAATGGACAATGTTAGACAATGAAAATATTTTAATGGGATTTTCTAGTATTAATGGTATGGGAGAAATTGCTTATAATGAACTTCAGGAAGCCGATATAGAAAATATTAAAAAAGACGAATTTTTTATGCGTCAATTTTCCAAATTTAATAAAGCAAATTTTGAAGCGTGTTTGTGTGCTGGCGTTTTCGATGATTGGTCTGAATCAAGAGAGGAACTTCTTGAATTTAGAAAATTTAAAATTAAAAGAAACACTATGCAAATGGATTTATTTGGACAAAATAATTTTGATATAATGGAAGAAAGTTTGTATGGTAAGTTTGAGCCTACTCCAAAAGAAGAAAAATATAAACAATTTATTAAAGTTTGTAGTATTGATTTAGATATTTTTCATAAAATATCACAATTAAAAGAGAACTTTAGAAATCAATATAATATAAGTGTTCATTCTGTTATAGAATTCGACAATCCAGACAAATATTATTATTTTGTTTTAAGAGATTTTGTGCCAAAAATTTCAAAAAATGGAAAAAAGTTTTGGACTTTAGAGTTGAGTGATGGCGGAGCATCTGTTAAAGTTATCTTATGGGAAGATGGTTATGATAGAGTAAAGGATTTATTAGAAAAAGGAGGAATTTATTTAACGAAATTTTCAAAAGATAAAAATTGGTTAAATTTTCAGGACGGATGTCAGTTTAGAAGGGTTTTTTAATCCTTTTTGTTTAACTTTTCTTTTATCTTGTCTTTTATGTCATAAAGAAGACCTTTTGGAAGATATCCTAATTGAGCAAGATTTTCGTATATTGACACTATTAATGTACCAATAAGTCCACCATATACCATGCCTGGAAGCCATACGAATAAAGAAGAGTATATTGCAGCATTCCAACTAATAGCTAACATTAAAACGTATATTGTTGATATAACAAATATTCTTGGCAATCTACTACTACTAAAAGTTTTATATACATAAGCTTTCCAGATTCCAGTTAAAGCGTCAATTCCAATTAAAAACAGCATAAAATAAACGGCTTGAACATCATTCCAAATATAATGTGTTATAAATGAAGTGAACATTGTTACTAAGGCTACTGTACCGTTAAATACCAAACTTTTGATTCCTACTAGGCATTCAAAGAATTCTCTTAAACTACTAAAACCTAATATTAATTTATTTTCTTGTATCACAATCTTTTTTTTTGTATATTTGCTGTTTAGAAATAAATATTAAATAATATATTAAAATGGCCGAATTTATTAAGAAAATAACATTTAAATATAAGAAAAAAGATGGTGAGGAAACTGTAAGAAACATTCTTGCACCAAAATTTTTAAAAGAATCTTTTAATTCTTTTAAAGAATTAGAAAAAGAACAGGTAAATTATATCTCTGGATATGAAATAGAATCAGAAGGTATGGATGAAGATGAAATAAAAGAATATGAAGAATCAATTTGTGATTATTTTACTTTAGCATTACCTACAATGGAAGAGTATTTAAAGGATTTAGGATTAAATCCAGACAAAGTAAAACAGAAATCTTTTAAAAAAGATGGAGTTTTAAATTATAAAATAATAAAAGATGAGTGACAAAAAAGAAAATAAGGTTGAAGATAGCTTTTGGGATTTAAAAGGCAAAAAAAATGTCAACACATTTTTTGGTGATGAAAATGCTTTTGGTGGAAAAAGGTTTTTAATTTTAGAAAAGATGAATTGCTCTAGATATGAAGTAATTAAAAAGTCTATGATTATAGGTAATTTATCAAAAAAAATAAAGTTTATATCAGAAAAAATTTCAGAAGCTGGTAGACAGCCTTCAGCCAATTATTTTATTGTTGGTAGTAATTTCTTATTAAATAAAGTTGAAGAGTCCGAAAACGGCTCAATAGATAATTTGGATTTTTTAGATGATTTATACAATTAATATGGGTATTAAATTAAAGATAAAATCTATTAAAGATAGAGTAGAAAATGGAAACTTGTTAATTTATGTTCCTTTTGATATTGATTTAAAAAAAAATATTAATAATTATCTGTTTTTTGATTGGATTAAAAGTTGGGGTTTTAGATACAAGTACAACAACAAATTAAATGAAACTCATTTTATAATTCCTAAGAACTTTGATTTAAAAGAAGTTTTTTATAAAAGAGAACAATTTGAGTATTGTTTAGGGTTCAACAAAACAAGAGGTAAAAGCATGAGTGAAAGTGATTTTTTAGAGTTTGTTTATATGAAGTTTTTAAAGTCTATGGGTATTACAAAAAAAACAACATCTTTTGCAAGAGGTATTCAAGGTCACAAAAAAACAAAACTAACTGAAATGATGTATTATCATTTTGTGTGCAATAAATATGATAATAAAATAGATGACATTTTATATTTAGATGAAATTGATTTAAATGAAAAGTCTTATCAATATTTGAAAAATTCATTACTAAAAACAGCAGACAATAAAGCTCTTATTTTATATAAAAATAGAGAAGAATTGCCAGACTTGGATAATTTAAAATCTTATTTGAGGTTAAAAAAGATTAATAATTTACAAGTTAAATCCTCTAAAGGAGATAAAATAAAAGATTTTATGATTGGCTTTGAGGATAAATTTTCCAATCACAAAATGGCATATAATGCACTTTTTGGAATAATGTTTTCAAATGAGTCTGGTTCAATAAAAATAGATTTTTCAAATAAAGAAGACTTTGAAAAATCAAATGGTGTTTATTTAACAAATACTCTAACTAAACTTAAAGAACTTGGAATTTTATTTGAAAGAACTGAAGATTTTCATTCAAACTTATTACAATTTTATTATATTAAATCATTTCAAACAACTAATCCTTATTTTTTACTTAATGCACTTGTAGAGCATTGTAAAAAAATAAACGAAATATATGATAATAAAGATTATGATTTATTAAAAGATGATAATGTAAAAATATTTTTGACAAGTATGATGGAAGATTTAATTTTGGGTATGAAAAGTCTTGGATTATTTTTGGTCGAAGAATAAAATAATAAATGATAAGTTTTAGAAAAGAAATATTGTTAGAGAAAAGAAATTTTAATTTTTCAAAATATGAAGAATTATATAATTTATTAATTCTTTTACCTAGTTTTTTAGAAAGATTTTCACCTTTTCAATATGAAGAGTCAATTTTACCTTCTTCAAAAATTAATTTTAGTTTTTACACTAGAACTAAATTAAGTACTGATTTTATACAAGACTTGTGCGGCTCTAATTTTAATGTTGAAATGGAGTTGGCAAGCATTGTTTCTGAGAGCATTTGTTCAGAAAGTGTTGTTAATTTTTTAAATTGTAACTATTATAATATAAAAAAAAGTATTATTATAGAAAAAAGAATTAGTTCAGATAAAAATAAGATAAAGAATTTTTTTAAAATTATGAATCTTATTTATAAAGACTATAATAAATATAATGATTTAATTGTTATTTCTAATGAATTTTATGAAGTTTTACTTTGTAATAAAGAAAAGACAGAGCTTGAACATATCCTTAAACTCAATGATGATTTAGATAATTATGCAATGGGGATGGCAATCGTTTTTTTATATAAAAAAAATGTTCCAATTTATATGAACAATTATGTTAAAAATGATAGTCTTTTTTTTGTAAAAAATATCAAAAAAGTAAAATTTAATTTAGAATTTATCTGTAATAAAAATTTTAAACCAAATTATGACCCTAATACATTTGCTCCTTTTTTTGGTTTATTTAAGGTTAATGTTTTATATCCAAAAAATCTAATTACTTCACATTATAAAATATAAAAATATGGAAAATAAAGAAAGCAAAACAGTTATAACTGGAGTAATTAAAAGAGTTAAATTCCACAATCCAGCCAATGGATATGGAATTTTAAGTGTTGAGTTAATTGAAAATCAAGATGTAAAAGACAACGTTACAGTTACTGTTAATCAACCAAAATTATACGAAGGTGTTACTATGAGTTTTACTGGAGATTGGATAAAACATCCTAAGTTCGGTAAACAATTTCAGGCAGAATCTTGCTATGAATTGCCGCCAGCCACAAAAGAGGCTGTAGTAAGATATTTAAGTTCTGGATTCTTTCCTGGTATTGGTCCAGCAACAGCCAGAAAAATTGTTAGTTATTTTGGCGATGATGCACTGGAGGTTTTCAGAAAAAATATTGATAGACTTTCTGAAGTTAAAGGTATCAACAAAAAGAAACTTGATAGTTTAAAGGAGAATTGGAGACAAAATCAAGAAATGAATAATATTATGCTTTTTTTGCAAGAGCATATGGTTAACACTATTTTTTCTGTAAAAATCTATAAAGAATACGGTATAAACTCTATCCCAGTAATAAAAAAGAATCCTTATAAATTATCAACAGATATTCATGGTGTAGGCTTTGCTATGTCAGATAAATTGGCAATGAGTTTAGGCTTTGATGAAAGAGGTGAAGAAAGAATAAATGCCGCTATACATCACATTTTAAGTCATAACCAAACTGACGGTCATTGTTATTTAACTGAAAGACAAATTAAGGGAAGAGTTAAAAGTCTTTTAGGTATAGATGTTTCAGGGCAAATTGAAGAAATACTGGAGAAGCAACAATTAGAAGAGAAAATAGTATGTATAAATTTCTCTAAAGATAACGGAAGAGAAGAAAGAAGATATTATTCAAGAGATATATATTATGACGAAAGATATGTTGCAGAAAAGGTTATAAGGCTTGCCAAAAAGAAATATGTAAGCGATACAAGAGAGTTAAGGAATAGGCTTGTAGATATGCTTAGTAAATCTGAAATTAAATTAAGTGATGAACAGTTTGATGCTTGTATAGGCGTACTTTCAAACGGTCTTTCAGTTTTAACTGGAGGTCCTGGTGTTGGTAAGTCAACAACTGTAAAGTTTATTTATGAAATATTGAGAAGCATCAATAAAGATGTTGTTTTGGCTGCACCAACTGGACGAGCCGCTCAAAGATTGATGGATATAATTGGAGAGGAAGCTAAAACAATACATAGACTTTTGAAGTGGGATGTTGCAAATAATAGGTTTAGAAAGTGTGAAAAGGATTTGCTGGAAGCTGATTTTATCATATTAGATGAATCTTCTATGATTGATATTAGATTGGCCGCATCTTTTTTGAGAGCAATATCTCCAGGGACTCAAGTGTTGATAGTTGGCGATAAAGACCAGTTACCTTCTGTTGGGCCTGGGAATCTTATGGCTGATTTTATTAAGAGCGAATGTATACCAATTTATAGCTTAACTAAAGTTTTCAGACAGGCTGAGCAATCGAAGATAATTAGTTATGCCCACACAATGAATAAAGGAGTCACACCAGATGTACAAACTCCTTTTGAAAAGCCAGAAATATGGCAAAATGGTACTGATTGTATGTTTATAGACACATCAATGAATCCAGAAAAAATCACAGAACCTTTTAGCACTTTAAAGTATGGAATGGATGCTCTGGATACTATTGTTAAATTGTACAAAGAAATAATACCTAAATATATGGGTAAAGAAACTGAAATACAGATTTTAGCTCCAATGAACAAAGGTTCTATAGGAACTAAAGAAATTAACAAAAGAGTACAAGAAGCAATAAATCCTAAGGCAGAAGGCAAAAATGAGTTAATAATAGGAGAAAGAGTTTTTAGAGAAGGAGATAGAGTTATACAAACTGCAAACAATTACGACCTAAACGTTTTTAACGGAGATATTGGTTATATTAGGAGAATTAATACAGGAGACTCTAGTTTTATTGTAGACTATGGAAATAGCAAATTTTCTAAATTGATTCATTATGAAAGGTCTAATTTAATTGAAATAGAATTAGCTTATGCAATCACAATACATAAGTCTCAAGGTAGTGAATTTAAATGTGTTATTATACCAATTTTAAATCAACATTATATAATGCTTTATAGAAATTTGATTTATACTGGATTGACTAGAGCTAAAGCTATGGGAATACTTCTTGGGGAAAGAGAAGCATTTGAAAGGTCAATAAAAAATATTGACCCTAATATTAGACAAACTTCTTTGAAAAGATTTTTAAGAGAACACTATGAACAAATAGAAGCAGAATTAGAATTTTTAAATTGATAGAATTTCTTTTTTAATTCTTTCTATAACTGCGTTTCTATCTTTTTTTAGTTCTGATTCCCATACACGAAAGATATTGTAGCCCATTCCTTTTGCTATAATATCTTTCCATTTATCGTTTTTTACACTTCTTTTCTGCATTTCATTTAATGTGGTATATTTTTCTGGGTTTGCATGAAAATAATCGCCATCTACTTCACAAATAGTCTTTGTTGAGGGAATATAATAATCAAATATTTTTCCTTTTAATATTTTTTGAGATTCATATTCAATATTAAGTTCTTTTAATATTGATTCAAATTCTCTTTCTGGCCAAGTTTTATTTTTGTCCATTTTATAGGACTGTGCATTCAAATATTTAATTTTCTTTATTGGATTATTTGTTAAAGATTTTTTTTGTCTTCTCAGTATACTAGCTACTTTTTTCTTTTTTTCATATTCATTCATAATATATAAATAATGCTTTACTTTTAAAAACTAAATATTATAATTATAAAAAATTAGAAGCAACTATTTATAATTAAATAAAATATTAAAATATGTCAGAAGAAATTAATTTAGGAGGAACAAGACCTCAACAACAAGCAAGCAGCAATCCTTTAGAGCCTCAAGTTACTACAAGAAATCAAGAAATCGCTCAAAAACATGATATACCAGAGCAGTTCATAGATACTGAATTTATGGTTCCTACTGATTTTGTTGATTTACCTTCAAAGGGAATATTTTATGCAAATAAAAAGAGTTCAGTAGAAGTTAAATATTTGACTGCAGAAGATGAAAACATTCTTACTAGTGGTGATTTAATTAAGAGTGGAAAAGTTTTAGACGTTTTATTGGATAATGCAATAGTTGATAGAGAAATAAATTCTGAAGATTTATTGACTGGAGACAGAAATGCAATACTAATAAACCTTAGAATTACTGGTTATGGTGATGAATATGAAACAAAAACTAATTGCCCTAGTTGTGGACATACAAATAAGAGAGAAATACTTCTTTCAAGTTTAAGCTCAAAAGAAGTTCCATTTAAGCCAGATTCTGATGGAATGTTTACTGTTCAGCTACCTAAATGTAAAGCTAATATTAGATTTAGACTTTTAACTGGGAGGGATGAGCAAAGACTTAGAAAAGTTGCTGAACTTGGCAAGAAAACAATAGGTAAAAATGTAAAAGTTGAAACTATATTGACAGAAAAGTATCTTTTGCAAATTATGGATGTAAATGGTAATACTGACAAAACCTATATTAAAAAATTCATATCAGTAATGCCTATTGCAGACAGCTTATTTTTTAGAGAATATTTGTCACAAGTTGAACCAGGAATAGATTTAAATCATGATTTCGAATGTGAAAATTGTGGTAAAAATTATGAACAAGAAGTTCCAATTACTGCAAAATTATTTTGGCCAAACGCTAATGTATAATGTCTTATAGAGATATAGTCATAAATAATAATGTGCCCTTTGATGAGATTTTGATTCCATCTAAGGGCATTTTTTATGAAAACAAAAAAGATAGTTTTCTTGTTAAATATTTAACTGGGAAAGAGGAAAATATCTTGACATCACCTACATTAATTGATTCAGGAAAAGCTGTTGAAATGGTAATGAGCTCATGTATATTAGATTGGGAGGGTGATGTTAAGGATGTTTTGGTTGGAGACATAAATGCTGTAATCATATATTTACGTTCAACGTCTTATGGGGATAATATAAAATATGAACACCAATGCCCAAAATGTAAAACAAATTCAGAAAATACTTTAACTCTTTCTTCTTTAGAAATGAAAGATGTTACAGAACTCCCAGATGAAAATGGTTTATTTACTTTTGTTTTACCAAAGATGAAAATAAAAGGAGAAAATGTTGTTATAAAATTTAAGCCCAAAACTTTAGGTGATGAAATTAAAATACTTAAAGAAATTGAAGTAAACAAAAAAGTTTTAGGAGATGTTATATTTGACAAAAAAGTAGAGATAACTTACAGAAATCAAATAGTTAGCATAAATGATATAGACGATGACTCTTTTAAGTTAAAAATAATTAAAAGTATGCCTTTGGGAGATTCTTTAAAATTTAGAGAATTTATTGATAGTGTTGAACCTGGAATTGACAATACAATTAATAGCGAATGCTATTCTTGTGGATTTGTTCAAAAAAATAAAATTCCAATTGATTATAATTTTATAAGATTAGGAACAGAATATAGGGAAAATATGATGGAAGAAATATTTCTTATTTCATATTACGGAAAAGGTGGATTTACCAGAAATGATGTTTTTAATATACCTGTAAATGAAAGAAGGTGGATTTTACAGAGAATACAAGAAGAGGTTGACAAAAGGAATCAAGCAGAAAGAGAAGCTGTAAATAAAGCAAAAAGTCAATCAAACTCAAGAAGACTATAAGTAATATTGCAAAAACAATTTTTATTTCTTATTATTGCATAAACTAAAAAAAATTAGTAAAAAGTAGCGTTATTAACCATAATTTGGCATATTGCGTTACGAAAAACAAAAAAAACATTTAAAAAATAAAAATATGAAAAATTTAAAATTAGAAAAAACAGATTTAATAGTATTGTGGACTAAAAATTGTAAAAATACAAGAGATGTTAATTCTTTTTTAATACAAGGCTCAGAAGAAAGTCCATATTATTTGCTTGAAGTAAATGATAAAGTTTCTTTATATATTTCCGCAAATAATACAAACAAAGGTGACAATGGATATTCTTATAAAATAGGTGTTATATTTGAAAAATTTGTTGAATATATAAATTTTGATATTGACAAATCTGAATTTGATTCTTTGGTTAATTTGTTTATAGAACAAAAAGAAAAATCTATGAATGAAATGGTAAAAGACATAATTTTTAAAGGTGAAAATATTCTTAAGACTATGATTAATGATATTGAATAATAATGTATTGGAATACGTTTAAAGAGTTTGAGGAATATCTTTTCGATAAAGGTCTAGGTCCTTTTGATGAAAATATTCCTCCTTATAGCACAGATATTGATATTGAAAATTCATTTTTAATTAATAGCTATTATAGCTTATATTTGAAAATGAAGAATGAATTTAAATTTCAACAAACACAAATAAATCAAAAGACGATTAAGGAATATGTTGAAATTGTATTGCCTCAAGTTAATGAATTAATTAAAAACAATTCTTATTTTTATACTTTCGCCAGAACTCCAGCAAGTTCTTTTTCTTATATTGAAGATAATATAATTTATAATAAAGCATTTGCAGTTAGTGCTTATAGAACTTATTATGATTATAAAACAATGTCTACAAATAGAAGAAAAATATTATCCGAATCTATAAAATTAAATTATGACAATTTTGCATTTAATACTATATTATCAAAAAGAGACTTAAAAAAAGCAAGTAGTTTAAATAGCGACATTTTACTTATCCCTTATTGTTTAGACGCTCAATATTTAGACAAAATTAATAATGTATTTTTTTTTAATTTAAGAATTTCAAAAATTTTAATCTCTAAAGATGTTAAATTGCTTTAGTAAATATAAAAAATACACTATTTATTATTAGTATATTTTTTATGAAAGATTTAAATTTTATAAGACAAATTATTAGAGAAGCTTTATCCGAAAGGGTTGAGTCTGGCAAAACTGGTATTCAAAGACTTAAGCAACAAGGATATTTGGGTGATGAAGAAAATATGCCAATAGAGTCTTCTGATTATTATGTAAAGCTTAAGGGACATCCTTTGTTTTCGTTTTCATTTAATGATTTGGAAAATAAAAGAAGTTTTATTTCAAATAAAATAAAAGGAAAAATTGGCGTTTCTGGCAATGTATACGAAGCATTTAAAATTTTAGATAAAAAATTTGAAAAAATTGCATCAAATATTAAATCGGCCTTTTCTAAAAAAGTAAATCCAGCTACTCCAGATATTAAAGACTTTTCCAACGTTTCAATGGAAATAAAAGAATTTTTAAAAAACAATTCTTCTTCATTGTTAAATGATAAAGATATTATATCTTGGTACAGATTAGATTCTATATAATAAAATGGACTACGAAAAGAAAATAAAAGAATTAGAAATTCAAACTGAAAGCATACTTGGCGGACTAGGAAGAGCGTTGAGAGGATTGGGTATGGGAATAAGAGGAGAGCGTTTTACTGATTCTGATGTTGAAGTTCAAAAAAAAGGTAAAAAAGCTCAATATTCTGATGCGGTTAGGATGTCAGACCCAAATTATGACCCAGTTGGTGAGGCTGAATTATACTTAATAGGAGATGGTTCTGCAGAAGTGGTAGACAAAGAAATATCTTCCATCTTATTTTTTGAATATAATCCAATTGAAAGTAAAATAAGAGGCTCTTTTGTTAAAGTGGCCAATAAAGAAAAAGCTTTAAAGTATAATCCGCAATTAGAATGGTTATTTAAAGGTAATTATGAAGCTACTGAAATCGGATTAACTAAACTTCCGTTTACTAGTTCTGGTGGAGTTAAGGGAAAAACTGTAAGGTTTGAAGGTATTTGGCATAGTGGAACATTTAGCGGAGTAATGAGGGGCGACTCAGAAATAAATGGCGGACAAATTATAGATGGACATTACATATCTGGTGCTGAAGGATTTAAGATAGACCCTTGGGATTTAAAAAGTGGTGGATACTCTGTTTCGCAAGGTTTTGTTTTTGGAAAATATAGATTGGCTAAAGAAAATACAAAATATAAAAGACTTTCTATAACACAAGCTCCAGTAGACACAGTAATAAAAATTGTTGACAATAACGATGAGGAGTTTATTTTAAAAGTAGAAAAAGGAATAGATTTTTCTTCTTTGGACATGAAAATAAATGGTCAGGTTGTTTCTTGGGATAATTTTAATAGAAATGCTGCTAATTTTGAAAATACTTTTATAAATGTTGGAAAACCTTTCTCTATACCAGGTTTAATAGAAATTAATAAAGGAGTACAATCAATAGAAGTTAAGTCTAAAGAATATGTAGGACAAGCAACAGATTCAAATAATCAACAAGCCACAGCTCAATCATCAACAGTTAATGCAGATAAATTTGATATTAAAACAAAAAGACCTGGTTGGACACCTCCTAGCGGTTACTATTTATTTGATATAGATTTAAATGACTCTAATTTAATTGATGAAATAAGTAAGTTTAAAAACGATATAAATTCAGGTAAATTTTTTAAATATATAGAAATCTTTAGGCAACTTGTTGATGAAGGAAGAATTGATGGATATGGAAAGTATCCTAATTTAGCATTTATATATCCTAAAAACATAGGCGCTTCATATAAATCTGAAGATTCAAAAAGAGATGCTCTGATGAAATATTTTTCTGATTTTAGAGAATATGTAATAGATAATTTTAAATCTGATAATGTTTCTAAATATTATTTAAATAAATTAAAAAAAGAGATATTATCTGTAACGCCAACTAAAACAACAACAAAGGCAACACAAACTTCCAGAAGAGCAAAACCTCTAAAAGAGGGTGATAATAGCCTTTCAATATTGAGTATATTAAAAAATACTATTAAGTTGTAATATTTATTTCTTTTGTTCGTTATATCATTATAACATAAAAATTTAATTATGTCAAAAGAATTTGAAAAAAGATATGGAAGACCAATGGCTGGCTCTAAATCAGTTCAACAAGTAAGTGTAGAAGAAAATAGTGCTCTTGTTAAAGTTCTATTATTTCCACTAAAAGCTTTATTGTATGTGTTTAGAATTTTTGTGATTGGCCCAAAACCACATAATTTCATTAAATGGGGTGCAAGTGTTAATCCTGAAACTTTATTATCTGGATTTGCCATGACATTTACAAGCTTGTTTATGTTTCTTTATCTAAGCGATATAGGTAAATTTCTAGAACAAAGTGAATTTTTTGGTGAATTTTTAGGTATTGCAAAAGGTATAATCATTATTTATTTGCTTATACAATTTGTTAGAGGAATAGCTTTCTTGGGTGGAACAGACATTATACCATTGCATGGAACTATAGGTTCACAAGTTAAATTTCATGATGGAATTTATAGAGGAAACGAATATGGTCCTGATGTTGAAGGTGCATTTAAAGGCACTAGAAAAAGTAACATGGAAGATTTTATGGGTTACATGGACTCAAAAATGTCTTGGATGAGCAACCCTCAAAAAGAAAAATATTTCAAAGATATGTTCGGCGGTAAATAAAATAAATAACACTTTAAATTAAAAGAGGCTTATGGCCTCTTTTTTTTTGTTTACTTTAAAAAAAAAATCAATAAAATTATTGTAAGATATTTATTAATAAATTACATTAATTTTATGGATACTAGAGGACTTAGTGGAGAAGCATTAAAAAGAGCTCAAGCTTATAATGTTGCCATGGAAAAAGCTGAAAAAGCTTTAGAGAGACAGCAGGGTTTGGCCGATAAGTTGTCTGGTACTGTATTTGGAATTTCTGGCTCTGAATGGTTTAGAAGTTTGACTGCTGGAGAAATGAATGCAAGAATGCAAGAGTTGACCAAAGAACAAGAAAAACTACAGGAAAGAGTTGAACAAACAAGTAATGTATTAAATGATAATTTTTCAGAAATTGCTAAAGGTTTAAAATTCTCTAAAACTAACGTTTCTGAAATACAAGAAAAACTTGGAATAAGTAGCGAAAGCGCAAAGTTGATTGCAGACTCATTTGATGATACTGGAAAATTTGTTGGAAACATGGCTTCAATAATGGCAAAGATGGGTCCAGAAGCAGATAAGTTAGTTAAAAATTTAGAAAAAAATAAAGATATAAGTAAGGATTTTTTAAAAAACTTTAAAGATTCTAAAAATGAACTGGAAGTTTTAGGTGTAGATGCTGAAGAACTTGAAAGTCAAATGAGAAATGTAAATGAAAGAGTTTTTGATTTAAAGAAAGGATTTCAAGCTGTAGGTCAAACAATACAAAAAAGTCTTCTTACTGGATTGTTAGATTTTGACAAACAAATAAAGGCAGCACAGATAAGTACTGGTATTAATTTTACAGAGAATACTACTCAAATGGCCATGTTAACTTCTGAAACCGCAAAAGTTGGTCTTGGGGTACAAGAAACAACTGAGTTAATGGGTGCATTAGGAAGTGAATTGCGTACAACAAATTTTGATGTATTATCTAAAGGCGCACAAGATTTGGCTGCTATGCAAAAAGCTACAGGATTAGCAGCAGCTGATACTGCAAAATTAGCGAAAGAATTTGCTATGTTTGGTAGAAGTACTGAAGATACTGCTAAGTTTGCAGAAGAAACAATGAGACAAGCTTCTCTTTATGGTGTTAATGGTAAAGAGATTATGGAGGACATGGCAAAAAACATGTCAAAAATGCGTCAAATGGGATTCACTGGTGGAGAACAATCTTTAAGAAAAATGGCTCTTGAAGCCAAAAGGTTGGGTATGAATGTTGATGAAATATTCGATACAGCCAAAAAAGCCAGAAGTATAGAGGGCGCAATGGAAATGGCTGCTGAATTACAATTGGCTGGAGGTTCTTTTGCCGCAATTGACCCTATGCAATTACTTTCTGCAGCAAGAAAAGGTCCAGAAGAACTTCAGCAAATATTAGGTAAGATGGGTTCAGATATAGGGTCATGGAATGAAAAGACAGGAGAGTTTCAGTTTGACCCAGTTGATGTTGACCGTTTACAAATGGTTGCAGATACTACTGGACAATCTTTAGATAGTTTGCAAAACATGATTGCAAAAAATGCTGAAGATGTTAAAAAGGCAGATTTGTTTGGAGGGATTGGCGCAAGTATAGACGGATTATCAGATGAAGAAAAAGCATTCATTATGAATGCAACTAAAATTGGCAAAGATGGAAAACTTGAATTATCATCTGAACTGGAAGGTATAGACGATTTGAGTCAAGTGAACCAAGACACAATAAAGGCAGCAATGGAAGCTGAAGCTAAAAAGAAAGAAAGTCTTGAACAGCAAGCTCAACAAAATATGGGCCTTACGGAATCCTTTGAAGCTTTAAAGAATTCATTCATAAATGCTTTTGCAGTCTTTCAGCCAGTATTAGAATGGTTAGGAGATGCTGTTCAGGCCCTTAACAATTCTATGGGTGGATTTGGTAAAATATTAACTGTTGGTATATTTGCTTTAGGTGGAGCTATGTTTAGTGCTGCCAAGTGGTTCATGCAAGGTATTGCTTTATCTAAAGGATTTACTGCAGGAGTTCAAGGCGGAGGATTTTTCTCAAAAATAAAAGGAGCTGCTGGAGCTTTGTTTAGTAAAGGTGGAGGTGCAGGAACAGAAGCTTTAACTCAAACTGCTGCAGATGGAGGAAAAGCTGGTGGGGCTTCGGCTGGAGCTGGAGTTGGTTTGAAAGGATTGGCTCAAGGGTTAAAGTCTATGGGTGATGCAAAAGTTTTTAAAGGAATACTTGCAATGGCCTTGTTAGGTCCTGCCTTAATTGTATTCTTGCCAGCTATACCAGGACTTATTGCTATAACACTTTTAGGCGCAGCAGCACCTCTTTTGATTGCAGGATTTCAAGCGTTGGCACAAGGTTTTGGTATGTTAGGTAAACAATTTAGTCAAATTATGAAAGGCTCTCTTGCTATGGCTGTTATGGGAATCGCTTTAATCCCGTTTGCATTTGCGGCACAAATGATGTCAGAAGTTGATTGGTTAAACGTACTAGCTGGAGTTGGTATAATGGCCTTAGTTGTATTAGGACTAATAGGCTTAGGTATGTTATTAACTGTTGCATTACCTTTTTTATTAATTGGAGCAGGAGGTCTTATAATAGCAGCTGGTTCTATGTTAATAGCAGGATTAATGTTAGGTTTAGCAGGAGACCAATTAACTAAGCTAATAGAACCTTTACAGGCCATATCAAATATGGATTGGAGTGGTTTATTTGTGTTTTCTGGAGCTATTGCTATGTTTGGTATAGCTTTATTAGCCTCTTCTATTGGACTTGTAGTTGGAGCTGCAGCATTGTATTTGGCAGTCCCTATGTTATCTGCAATAGTGCAACCATTTTTAGCTATAGCACAACAAGACTGGAGTGGATTAGCAACATTTGCAACGTCATTATTTGCTCTTGGACCAGCAATGTTAGCATTTGCTTTGTCTGGATTAATGATGTTTAATCCTGCAATGCTTTTAGGTATGACAATGATGTTAGGTTCAATAACAGTTTTAACTAGTTTAATGTCAACATTAGGACCAAACCTTCAAATGGGAGCTGATGGAATTGAAAGAATGGCAGAAGGAGTTGTGAAACTTGAAGAAGCTGTAAGTAAATTGAATATGGAAAAATTAGAACAGCTTAAAAATATAATGGCTGAAGGTGGTAAAGGAATGGGTGAATTTATAGCAGCAATTAATCAAGGAGGCGGCGGAAAAGGCGGCGGAGGCGGAGAAACAAGACATGTAGTAGAACTTCAATTAAATGGTAGAAAACTTCAAGAAATTATAATTAAAGACAATAAACATACTACTTAATTATTATTTACAAATATTTATTAAAACAATATTATCTTATATATGGAAGCTCCTTACGATGAAACATTTGAAGAATTTGAAAGAAGAACAGGTCTTGACAATTTCTTTGGCAATTATTCAACAGAAATAAGGGGTAAATTATTGACAAAAAATTTAGAAAAGCCAACAGATGTTTATGATGTTCTTTATCCTAGAACAAGACAAGATTTGATGGCTAAAAATGTTCCAATTAAAACAGATTTAGATAAAGCTTCTCAAGAAATAAGAGATTCTCTTTTAGCAAAATTTATTGATAATCAAATAAGTTTAGAAGAATCTGGTAATGTTACTAGAAATCAGTTATTAGCAAAAAATAAACTAGTTTCTTCTGCTGTAAACCTAGAAGACTTAGGTGAGGAATCGAGGAAAAAA